GTATCCTTAATCTCAACGACGTAGCGACATACGTCCGGTAGTCTTAGATCGACCGTGCCAGTCCGCGATCCAGTGTCTACCGTTCCGTACTTTCCAATGTTGGCGCTGAAGGCGAGCAAATTCCGGAGTGAGATACACGGGCGACTGTTTTGTTGTAGGCTTCTCTTTTAATTTTATCTCTTTCTAACGCTTTCAATTTTACGCCTAACTGCATTATTTTGCGCACTACAAAGGTCATTGCAATACTTGAAATCATTTCTAAATATGATGTATATCTTCTGATTGCTCGCGCCGCACTAAATAAAGCTTGTGTATCATTATTATTTTTACCGAACATTCCTGACAATACTTCCTTATAGCTTTCTTCCTCGATGGACTCAACGATCATATTCCAAAGTAATAACATTAGTAAAATTATCCCTAACATATATTTCACAACATCCAGTATTAGCATTTTCCGCCTTTTCGTCGCCATTTGGCCCAGAATCTGGCTGATCGTTGTTTCATACGCAAGCTGCTTTGTGTATCTCGTAAAAGGATCATCCTTAAGTGCGTCGCTCGTCGCTCCAAAAACCGCTTTTTCATTTTTAAGGGTGTCGTTTGCTCCAGTTGTTGAGGTTACCGCATTAGTAAGTATGTTTAGCGCCTGCGCCTTATCTTGCAGTTGTTGGTACATGAAGCCCTGTCCTCCCGATAATTCGTCAACAAAGGTTAGTTGTGTCACTGGCCGTCCTAAACCTCTCTTAGTATCTCTTAAAACCGTTTCTGTCAATAAACCTTTCGACATTGAATCGTTATCACTGTCTTCTCTAACCGTTTCTGATTCCGTTGCTTTACTCCGTTCTTGTGCACGCTCAGCAGCTTCCAACATCTTTGAGATTTTAAAC